TAAGTTTCTTTCAAGGAAACGTTGTTAAATATGTTTGCAGGTATTTATTTAAAAATAAAGTAGAAGATTTAGAAAAAATAATTCATTACTGTGAATTAGAAATTAAAAGAATGAAGGATACTAAATGATACTTCCACAAACAGAATGGGTACAGAAAACAGAATACCCGGATCTAAGATCACATGATGAAATTGCAATTGACTTAGAGACAAGAGATCCAGATTTAAAAAAGAAAGGGTCTGGTGCTGTTATTGGTAATGGTGAAGTTATAGGAATTGCTGTTGCAACTTATAATGACAAATGGTATTTCCCCATCGCTCACAAAGAGGGACCCAATATGGACAGGGCTAAAACTTTAGAATGGTTTAAAGATATTTGTGCATGTCCTGCTACAAAAATTTTTCATAACGCTATGTATGACGTTTCCTGGATACGTAATTTAGGTATAAAAATCAATGGTTTAATCGTTGATACTATGATTGCATCTTCTCTCTTAGATGAAAATAGATTTTCTTACACACTCAACACTTTGTCTTGGCATTTTTTAAACGAAGGTAAAAGTGAGAAAGCTTTAACTGAAGCTGCTAAGTCAAGAGGACTAGATGCTAAAGCTGATATGTGGCAGTTACCAGCTCATGAAGTCGGAGCTTATGCAGAAAAAGATGCGGAACTAACTTTTAAACTTTGGCAGCATCTTAAAAAATTATTAATGGAACCAGATGCAGATGGAAAAGATTTACAAAATATTTTTAATCTTGAGACTGATCTCTTTCCTTGTCTTGTTGACATGAGATTCCTAGGTGTTCGAGTAGATTCTCAACGAGCTCATACACTGAAGAAAGAATTAACAACAAAAGAAGAAAGATTAATCCACCAAATAAAATTAGATACAGGAATAGAAACTCAAATATGGGCTGCAAGATCGATTGAAAAAGTTTTTCAAAAACTAAACCTGCCTTACGAACGAACTGAGAAAACTGACTCTCCATCATTTACCAAAAACTTTCTGTCTAATCATAATCACCCTACAATTCAAATGATAGCAGAGGCGAGAAAAATAAACAAGGTTAATACAACTTTTATTGATACTATTTTAAAACATGAACACAAAGGAAGAATCCATGCAGAAATAAATCAGATTAGATCTGATGATGGTGGAACGGTTACTGGAAGATTCTCTTATCAGAATCCAAACCTCCAGCAAATTCCAGCAAGAGATCCTGATACAGGTCCTTTGATACGATCTTTATTTATACCAGAGGAAGGATGCAAGTGGGGTTGTTTTGACTACTCGCAACAGGAACCAAGACTTGTTGCACACTATGCATTACAATTTGGATTACCTTCCGTAAATCAGATAGCTGATGCATATGATACAGATTCTTCTACCGACTTTCACAAGATTGTAGCGGACATGGCTCAGATTCCTAGATCGCAAGCTAAAACAATTAACCTAGGTTTATTTTATGGAATGGGTAAAGCTAAACTTCAGGCAGAACTGGGCGTCAGCAAAGATAAGGCTGCAGAATTATTTGATAGGTATCATTCGAAGGTTCCATTTGTAAAACAATTGATGAATAAAATTATGGGTGCAGGTTCTAACAAGGGACAGATTAGAACTTTGTTAGGTAGACGTTGTCGCTTCCCTAAATATGAACCAATCCTTAGAGGAAGTGATTGGGGAAAATATGTACCAGCTGAAGATCAGGAACGAATGGAAGATTTACAAGCTATGGGTCCATATATGAAAGATGATGAAGGAGAAATATTAAAAGATAAGGATGGCAACCCTAAGAAAAATTATTGGCATGGCAATCCTACACGGAGAGCATTTACTTACAAAGCTTTAAACAAATTAATTCAAGGGTCGGCAGCGGACATGACTAAGAAAGCTATGTTAGATTTATATAAGGAAGGCATTTTACCACACATTCAAATTCATGATGAATTAGACATATCTATTGATGGTAATGAAAATAAAATTAAAGAGATAATGGAGAATGCAGTTGACCTGGCACTACCTAATAAAGTAGACTGTGAGTCTGGACCAAATTGGGGTTCAATTAAATAGGAGGAAACTATGATAAAAAAATACATAGATAAAGTTATGATTTGGCAAATGCACAACAGAAGAGAAATCGTTTGTTTTGTTGCAGGTCTGATTATTGGTGTTATCATATTATAATGACACATGGCTTACTTGAATGCAAACATTCCTGTGACTTATGCACAGATCAGGAGAGAGTATCTCTATGATCTTAAAGCTCATCATGGTGAAGTTGAAGATTGTATTATCTTCGGCTTCGCTTCGATTACTGGTCGCCCGATTCTGTTCCATGCAATTATGGAAAATGGTGCAGTCTTCTACCGCTTACCGATCTCTGCATTTATACAAAGAGAATTTGAAGCAAAAGAAGTTCCTCAGCGTAGGCTTGATGAACTGGAGTTATGGAATTGTTTTAGTTACTATCCTGCTGTCACTTCTTATGATATCTTAGACGGACAAGCAGGTAAATACTTCGGGAAAGATAAAAAAGTCCACCCAGGGAAATATTTATTTACTATTGACTGGGCTCACCCAGAGAGTAATATAGTAGATACTGATCATTCAGAAATATCACACGAACATAAGTGTGCACACATATTGGCCTTAGATGACGGCAATTATGCCGCCCAGCCAAACAATCGAATACTGTGGGATATACCATCATTTACTGTAAAAGATGAAATTCCGGATTGGAAAGTACAAACGAGTGATTGGAACGTAGAAGATAGTAGTAAGTGGAGAACAGAAAACACTGATAACTTCTTTTACGAGATTGAGGAGAAAAAAAATGAAGTGTGAAAATTGTAACATGGGCTTTATAGTAGCAGAATATAATGTGAAAAGAGAATGCCCGCATTGCGGACATATTCATGAAGCACTAATTTTAAAAGAGGAGGATAGTATGATTAAAAAAATTTGGAAATTCATATGTTGGCCTTTTGTAGCAGTTTTAGATTGGTTAAAAAGCTGTTTGCCTAAAGGAAAATAATGTTAGAAAAAGTAATGACGATGTTGGTGGGTATCTTACTTGCATTAGCAGGTTGGAATCTATCTCGTACCTTCGAACTGTCTACAACTCAAGCAGTACTTGAAAATCAAATTGATCAATTAGAATTTAGAGTACAGATGTTAGATGAGAAGATGGATCAGATGATGAGTATGGATAAAGAGATTATGAATCAACATGAAAAATTATTTAAAAAATTAGAACAAGGAAATACCTCAGGTGGGTATAGTTATAACTAATGGCACTTAAAATTTCAGAGGAAGCAGCAGTACAAATGCCGATGAAAACGGTAGCCTCATTAATTATGATGGTGGCGATCGGGACCTGGGCTTACTTCGGTATTATCGAAACTCAAAATAAACTTTCAACACAAGTAGAGTTAATGACAAAAGACTTGACTGAGAATACAGAATTTAGAATCAAATGGCCACGTGGACAACTAGGTTCATTGCCCGCCGATTCTGAGCAGTTCATGATGATCGAAGATTTGTATAAGTCCACCGATAAGATAAATGCACACATAGAGAATATGGCTTTAAACAAAGTCAACATAGAATTTTTAAGAAAACAAATGGATAAAGTGTTAGAAGATATAGAAGAATTAAAAGACGCTAACAGAGAAATACATTATAAAAATGGAAACGGGAGTCATCAATGATCGAAACAGTGGTCGCCCTTCTTATGTTCGTAGGGGCAGAAATTAAGGAACACAGAATCCAGCACGACGGTATGGCACAATGTCTTCGAGGGAAGAGGACCGCGGAGCGTCAGTATCAGCCAAACGTAATGTACAAATGCATAAAATCTAAGGCCGAGCTAGAAAAAAATATTGATGGTTCTCTAACTATTAAAAAATTAATTCTTGAATAATGAACAAGAAAGCGTATGCTTTTTTCCTAAAGAAAAACAGACCCAGAACTAAACAGAATCCCATGGCAGTTGAACTACAAGATAATAAATATAATATGCGTGTAATTAAAAACAAAAAGAAGTATAATAGGAAGAGGAAAAATTATGCAACTGAGTAAACATTTTAAGTTGGAAGAAATGACTAAGTCTATGACCGCGACTCGAAAGGGGATAGACAATTCTCCAGGCGCTGGAGAAATAAAAAGTCTAGGAGATTTATGTTATGAAATATTGGAACCAGTTCGTGCCCACTTTGACAAACCAGTTACTATTACATCAGGCTACCGCAGCGAGGCGTTGTGTGAAGCGATCGGCAGCAAAAAAACGTCGCAGCATGCGAAGGGCCAGGCGGTTGACTTTGAAATCGCGGGTGTGCCTAATATTAAAATTGCTTACTGGCTTCAAAATAACGTAGACTTTGACCAATTAATTTTAGAATTTTATGATAAAGATGATCCCGCAGGTGGATGGGTACACATCAGCTATCATGAATCTGATTCAAACAGAAAACAAGTTCTAACTTATGATGGAAAAAAATTTGAGAATGGCCTTCCCGAAATGGAATGGAAGGGTGGAAAAGTTGTCGGATAAACTGTTTGATAAGTTTAATTTTCATAAAATAGATACAGTCCATGGTGTGTGTGAAAATTGTAAAGAGCAAACAATATTGGTTGCAATTGTGTCAGAATTTTATAGATGTACCAACTGTGGTTATGATACTAAACAACATGTTAATGGAAGCATTAGATATTTACAATTATCGGAAAGTGATAAGGAATGGCTAAGAAAGCAAAGTTTGGTGTAAACTTATATCACCAGCAGAAACCTAGGAAGCGTCCGGGTAGACATAAAAAAAATTTAAACAAGAGTGAAAAAAGACAAAGGAAGAAAAGATGAGAAGACTCATAAAAAATTTTATCTGTAAAATTTTTAAGATCAAGCAGTGCGCATGCCCACCTGAAGAAGTAACAATCAGTTATGTCACCGATGAAGACTATAAAAAAAATAGCTGGGGAATAAATGATTTAAAAAAAACAGGGATTGTCGGGCATTGTAGTAAACATGACAGCTACAAGTTTAGTTGTCTAGACTGTAATTTTGCTATTAGAAAGAAATCTTAAAGCGCTAGTTGTGGCTTCTTTATCTCAGGTTTCCGCTTTGGAATAACTATTTTGTCGCAGGTGTATTTAGGATATAATCTATTGTTAGTTATAGACTTTTTCTCAATAAGAGCATTTTCACCAAACATTACGTCGTAGGTGTCATTCATTCCAGTCTTATTACATGAGTAATAATCCCCTGTTGGTGTAGGATATCCAGGGGGAATAGCACATACACCTGTAAGTTGTGAACAAACATAGATAGTTAATAAAAATTTCATTGACAGCCCTTGTAAAAAGATATAAATATCCTATATGTTTATATATCAAATGAAAGGATATACTAATGACAGATATAAGTAAATACAAAAGTCTGGCAGTCGATCACGCCTGCTATGACAAAATAGACCAGCTAACAAAGATTCTTGCACCAGGAGTCACTCTAAGTAGAGCTCAAGTTATAAGAATGTTAGTTGAAGAGAAAGCAAAGAAATACAATGGCAAAATTAGATCTTTTTCCAAGAAGTCTTGACCTTTTAGGGGAGAGAAAAGATCCCGTAAGGAATCTCTGGCGTAATGTTTTAATAGTTGCATTGGAAGATGCAGTTGGAAAACATTGGAAAAATAAAAGCTATGGTATTGCAAAAGGACACTACGCAGAATCTGCACGAGCATGGTTCTTAGAACCTAATCGAGATTTTCTGATGGTGTGTGAATACGCTGGGTTTGATCATCAATACATAAGGATGAAAGCCCACAAATTTTTTGAAAGGAAATATGGTGAAGAAAATTTGCACAGAATGTAAGGGTAACGGATTTCTCCGTATACCTTACGAAGAAGCAAGAGAAGAAGCATGGGTAGATTGTCAAGCATGTAACAACCAAGGAGAAATAGAAGTGGAGGGAAATGGAAAATCGAGGGAATCTGGATCTAACGAACAGAATTGAAATGTTAGAGAAGCAAAAGGAATTCCTGCAGGCGACGTGTAGGCGTGCAGGGCAAGAAATAAATTTGTTAAAAGATACTATTAATAAATTAGAAAATTTATTAGCAGTTATCAGAGGGGGAGTATGAAAAAATTTATAAGTGCGTTAGTAGGCGTCCAAGTTCTGCAGTATTGCGTTCCACTGTACGTCAGCGATGATGGGCAACCTAGCGACAAAAGCGCCGCCAGCTACGTGAGTACATGCATGGAAAGCGTAGGGGCCAGATGATTAAAGGTGATAGTAGTGAATATAATTTTTTAGCTAGATGGACTAAAGAATTAAAACCTAAAGACTTTCATCTTACTGTAGAGATAGGGGTTCGTGAAGGTTACAGTAGTAATATTATTATGGAAATGTTGAAAGACAGAAATCATTTTCATATTGGTATCGATCCTTATGGAGATTTACTTTACAAACATTTAGACAAACAAGGTGTCATTGATGAAAAAGGACAAACAATATTTTGGACAGACTTTGAGGGTAAGTGGTTAATAAATAAGGACGGCACTCCTAAGATCCCCACATATCCTAATTCCATGAAACAAAATTTTTTTAGTGATTTTAAATACCATGAAAACTTTACATTATTTCAATTAGAAGACACAGAATACTTTAATGCTTTTGGTGGAGGCGTTCCAATTTATAAAAATGGTGAGAAAAAAATAATTAATACTTATGATTTAGTATTCTTTGATGGTCCTCACACTACAGAAAAAGTTATGGAAGAAGCTGTCTTTTTTGCACAAAGATCTAGAATCGGTACTAGATTTATCTTTGATGATTCTAAGGCGTATGAAATGAGTATTATTGCATATTGTCTAGAACAATATGGATTTAAAACAATAGAAGTAGGAGACAAAAAAACATGCTTAGAGAAAGTTAAATAGTGGATCATCTAGAAGCTATTGTTAAAGTTAATGATTGTCTCAATCCAAAATTTATAGAGCGCATTATTAGTTTTACTAAAACTAAAGCTAAAATATATTTAGGGGTTGGTATGAATGGTACTACTAAAAGAGACCAAAGAAATGTTAAAGGACACATGCTTGCTAAAGATTCTCCAACCAATATTTATTATTGGAATATTATTCAATCGGAAATAACTCGGTTATATCAATTGTATAAAGCTAAATTTCCTATTATGCATAGTACACAACTTAATCAAATAGATCTTTTAAAATATGGAGTGGGTGGAAAATACAATAGTCATATTGATAGTACCACTCATATGTTTAGAACTTTAAGTATCATTATAAATTTAAATAATGACTACGAGGGTGGCGACTTAGTTTTTAGTGATCAAAAATCTAAACCTATTCATAGATTAAAATTAGGGGCAGGCGATATAGTTTTCTTTCCCAGCAATTTTCTCTACCCACATACAATCGAACCTATTACGAAAGGAACAAGGTATAGTATTGTATCATGGCTAGTATAAGAGATTTTAAATACAAAATAATAAAGAATTTTTTTACTCAAGAAGAACTTAATATTCTCCAGCCGTACTGTTATAAAAAGCTTTTAGTTTATAATAAACGTTATGACCAACATACTCTTACACCTTATTGGTCTAATGATGAATTAATGGATACAATATTAGAAACCAAAGAACCTTTAATATGTAAACACTCAGGATTAGAAGTAAATAAGACTTATGCTTACTGGCGTTATTATGTTCATGGGGGTGTTTTAAAAGATCATTTAGATCGTCCTTCCTGTGAGATCAGTGTAAGTGCTTGTATAAAAAAATATGATAACTGGCCTCTCATTATGCAAGGTAAAAAATATGAATTAGAAGAAGGTGATGGAGTTATATATTTAGGTTGTGAGTTGCCACATTCTCGACCCGGTATTTATAAAGGACAAGGCATGGCACAAGTTTTTCTACATTATGTAGATAAGAATGGTCCATTTACCCACCACATTAATGATAATTATTTTAAAAATTCTAATTACCAATCCACAGAATCGCCTGCCGATACAAAAATATACAAAGATAAAAGGAAAAAATATGCTGAGAGAAACTGATGTAGCTTATCTAGCTGGCCTCTTTGATGGGGAGGGCTCGGTTTACTACAAACAAACTAAACAGATTAGACACAATAGACCAGGCAAACCTACTCATAATATCTGGGTAATCAGAATGGAAATTGCTATGACCGATCAGTCTATCATTCGCTGGGTTCATGAGTTCACTGGTTGTGGATCGTCTGGCGAAAGAAAGGTGCCCAAAGGAAGGAAGAAACAATGGCGCTGGCGTTGTGTCCACCGTGATGCTTATTATGTCGCCCGCTTAATTTGGCCATATGTTCATGTTAAACTACCAAAAATAAATCAAATAATAGCTCATTACTCGAAAGAGAAATTAAAAGAAAATAACATTGTCAACTTAAAGGAGTACAGAAATGCCTATATGGAACGGAAAGTCAAAATTTAATTATCAAACTATCAAACGAGTCGACTCACCAAATGGAAGAGTCTACGACATTAACAACGAGAAGTTGCCTTCGGTTACAACTATTCTAGGTGCGACACGATCTGCGGAGAGTGAGGCAAAGTTGGCACAATGGAGGCAGAAATTAGGCGAAAAAAAGGCAGACCAAGTTCGTGATGATGCAGCCGCTAGGGGGACTATTATGCATAGAATATTAGAAGGATATATTAAGGGTGAGAACCATATGGATTTAAGTGATTTGGGTATTGAGGCAGGCATCATGGCCCAAAACATCATCGATGCTGGGCATTTTAGGCCTCTCACAGAGGTATGGGGCTTAGAAATGCCTCTATACTACCCTGGTTTGTATGCGGGCGCCTCTGATGTAGTTGGAATCTATAATGGTCAGCCTTCTATAATAGATTTTAAGCAAAGCAACAAGTTTAAGAAGCGAGAATGGATTGATGATTATTTTATACAATGCGCGGCCTACGCCCTGGCTCATAACCATGTTTATAAGACTAAGATACAATCTGGAGTGATTCTAATTAGCGTTAAGGGTGGCGAAGTCCTGAAGTATGTCTCTGAAGGCGAGGAATTTAGGCAATTTATATATAGATGGCTAGAAAGAGTGGGCAAATACGATAGAATCAAGCCTCAGGCATCTGGACCCATAGAGGTTTGAAATACTTTTTTTGAAAAAAAAAAATAAAAAAGCTGGAGAATGTTGTTACAATGGGACAATGGACTAAAAGTGTTGGTACTACTGAATAATCGTCTGCTACAATGCTGTTACAATCTGCTTCACGCTGTGACAAAGTCCCTACGCGCGCGTAGAAAAAGGTTTTTACAAATACCCTGTTTAGGTATTATAAGTCCTATGGAGAAATTATGAGAAATAAGAAATCAAAATATCGACACGTCAAGATTGGGAAGAAGACTTATTATTTTTATAAGATCTCTTGGGTTGATATAACCGGTGACGCAGGCCATGCGACACCAGAAGAATTTGATAAGTTCGAATGCAGCAGAATGACAACACATGCATACATTTACAAACGAACTTCCAAATTTGTTTGGACATTTGCTTCATATGAAGAAAAAGATGTTTCATTCTCGGATAGGAACATATTTCCTGTAGGATGTATAGTTAAAACCGAGAGAATTTTAGTGTGAATTCTTTTTACTTGGTACCGGGGAGTGATCTTGTAATTCTGGTTTGTCTTTTACTTTCTGTTTCAGTTCTTCAACTGATACACCTTCTAGAATTGGGGAGTAATCGTCTATTATGGTTTTCATTCTTGATTCTAGTTCTTCTGTTGTTAGGTCTTCGAGTTTGCCAGTCCTTATTATCTTCTGTTCAATATACAAGCCAGCAGCTTTTCCTCTTGCAACCTCCGCATTAACCGCGGCTGACCAAGCTCCCTTCTTAAGAGCTTCTTGTCTAATTTTTCCTAGCTCTGAAATATGTCTATCAAAAGTAACTTCATATTTTTTCTGCCATTCTTCTCTAAGCTCACCAATATATTTAACTACTAGCGGGTAGAGTTTTGGATTTTGTAATTTGCTGGCGTATTGTCTAGCAGAGTCTTTACTAAACCCTGCATCGATAGCGCACTCAGTCGCTGTCTTTCTGCCTTCGTTTGTTATTAATTCGTAGGCGAATCTCATTTGCTGGTCTGTAAGTTTTTTAGGTAGTCCCATTATTCTTTTTTCTTTTGTGCCCACTCATAGCCTTGATCTCTTTGCTCTTTTTCAAATCCTTCCATCAAGTCTTCATGAAGAGTCTTTTCTTTTTTAAATATCTCATCAAATCTTTTACGATAGTTGTCATTAGAAACTCTGGATTTACCGTCCCAGCTGCGCCCTTTTTCTCTGCGTGTCATACTTGCAATATAATACAACTTAGATTATATTGCAACCCATGTTTACTGGAAAGTTATTAAGACAAGCATTAGATAAATTTTTAAAGGGTGAGGTTTCTAAGAACGCACGCGTTCAGGTGGTCTTACCTAATGGTGAGTTTTATGACATCGTTGGAATTGATTTGATGGAGAATAAGATTATTGGAACTCGTGAGAGCCATAGACTCATATTAAAAATTGATAAAGAGAAATGGAAAATGGGTCAAGTTATTAAAAAACTTTCTTGACAATCTAAGGGGGTGTAGTAGTGAAACCAGAACGTAAACTCTGGTATGATCTTAAGAAAAATTCGACAACAATTAGCTGGACAAGGCTTGAAAATAGTGCTGCATTTGGCACTCCTGACTTATTGGGTTATAATTGTGGCGGCCACTTTTTTACCGTAGAGCTTAAGGTCACTAGAGGAAACACAGTTAGCTTCTCCCCACATCAAATTGCATTCCACGTGAAGCATCCGAACAACTCATTTATTATGGTTAAGGCCCTCAGCCTTAACCTTGTAAAACTTTATGAAGGAAAGTTTATCAAGGAGCTTGATGCTCAGGGCTTGAGGCTTGAGCCTTGCAGCGAAGGGCTTGATGCTTGCATCAAGAGGCTTGAGAACCTGAACTAGGTTCTGGTTTACGCTTGTGCTTGTTGCTTGAGCGTTTGCTTGTTGCTTGAGCCTTCCGCTTGATGCTTGATTCTTGCTGCTTGAGCTCCTCCAATTCTTTGAGCCATTGGGGCGTGAGAAAATTTTTAATTCTTGCCATTATATTTTTTTCATACCTGCACCTCATACTCTAACCACCCGTTGCCCTCATCAACACCTTTTAAAAAAGCGTTTAACTCAGCTTGAGTTTCAAATTCATATGTTTTTTTATTAAGTCCCTCTTCGACTGGATCTATTCCTTTCACAGCTTCTGTGCCAAAGATTATAGTTATTTTTTTAATTCTTGCCATTATATATTCCCTGCTTCTATGTCTTCAATTGTTGCGTTAGGATCCAGGGACAACTCAATTTTTTCTTTTAAGTTGGCGCTGTCTTCCTGAACGCCTTCTGGGGGTGGTTCATCTATATTAGAATCTAACCACCTGATCACCATCTCAATGATTGCTTTTTCTTTAGTGTTTACCATTAGTTTAATTTCTTCCTAGCTTGATGCTCTAATTCAGGATACTTTCCCTGCTGCGTCTTCAGCCAATCAAAAAATTTTTGACAGTCTTCAAGATACCATTGCGGTAGTGTGTCATGATCCTGAAGGAACCATGGCAATAGATCGCCGCGTTTAATTTTTTTAGTGTTTACCATTATTTCTTATACCATCCTTTTTCTTCAATAAGATCACAGATAGCTTTAAATTCCGCTGCTCCATCGTGTTGATCAGGATCCCAGCCTTCAGCATTGATTTTACAAATTTTTAAAATTTCTTTTAATTTTTCTTTATCCGTCATTTTTTCCTTTCTGTTAGTGTTTTCCATATGCAATATTTTTCACCTCCTTATTCCAACATGCTCTACAGCTGCCGCATTCATTATTTTGTTCAGGAGCTGGACAAGTGCGGCCGCTGGTAACTACCGTTGACGTGTTGTCCCATCCTCCAGCTGCTGCCTGATCAACCATAGGCATGGAAAATCTAATTACTAAATTTTCTGGACATTCTGGCAGGAAGTGCTTAATCCATGCTTCCCGCGTTGGCATCCAGTGCTTAACATCTGGAGTCAATTTACATACAGCAAAAATTTTTAATAGGTGTTCTTCGTCTTGAACATCGCCTGAGTCATGCCATCTAAATTCTTTTGCTTTTTTTGAATTGATTAACGTTGCCATCGCGCCAACCCAAAGCGGGCTCTTCGTTGCTTCTAGTCTTCTGTACTGAGCATCTTGCACAACTTTAAAAACATAACAGCCTTTAAGCGCATAACAATTGTAACAAACGCTGTCCTTCACCTGCCTAAGCTTCGAGCCTGTTTTGCATTCCTTCGCAGGCAGGCCTATTGACCATCCTGGCATTTTTGAAGGCTTGCTCAGGCCTCCAACTATTTTCCATGCTTCATTTGTTTTCATATTAGGATAATCCTATAATAGAATTGTGGCAACAATTAGACAAAATAAAAAAAAATAAATAAATTTTTTTCTTGACATCTCCTAAATTATCCTATATAATAGGGGCGGGAGGTCGGGGAATATATATTCATTAAATACAACCTCAGGTTGTGCTTGTTGCTTGTTGCTTGTTGCTTGCTGCTTGAAGCTTAAAACTTTCTTCTTTAGAATGATTTTTAGAATCATTCTAAACTGACCAGTGCATCCCACTGCTGCAGTTTACCTCCAGTGTGCACTGATCCCAGAACCT